CTTTTTCTATGTCTTGTTGTTTACCTTTTGACTGATGCCTACAAATATATTTTATAGCATTGCCTTCCGCGAATAATAATTTATTTTCGTTAATAAATTCTGCGGGTTGAATTTTCATCGAGCGATAGTGTTTCCCGCCTACCTGCTCTTCTAAAGAATTGTATGTTGTTCCTTTAAACATATCTTTATTTGTCATAGTACCTCCTGCATTGGATAACATTTGTTTTCATCTTTCGGTCTTATAATATGTAGATGTTCTTTAGTTCTTGTTGCACCCACATAAAATAATCTTGTTTCATCATCTTGATTTTTGTCGTATGATTTTTTAGTGTTGTAAGTAAGATCAGTAAGTAAAACTACATTGTCTTCTTCTCCACCTTTTGCACTATGAATTGTAGATAGTTTGATCCGTGGTTCTTTGTTCAGCATCTCTCCATTACGTTTCATACGTCTGATATAATTAATTCTTTTCTGTCCTGCTTGATCAAATGATTCAAACCAAGTGTCTTTTGTTTTTAAACCATAGTCTTTCTGTAATTGATCTAAACTATANACACCATCTTTAACTAAACCTTTTAATTTTTCTTTGTCCCACTTTTCTTTACTCATGTACTTTGAAACTTTTTCTAGTTCTTTGTGACCAAGCATTTGGCCTTTTAATAAATTTTCCCAACAAGACGCAGCTTCTTGAATATCTTTTTCATATAATTTTTTAAATCTATTTTCATAAAAGAAACCTTTGTCTCTAATAGTATCTTCTAATGGATCTAACATTGATCTTGTTCTAGTTAATACTAACCATTTACCTGATGACATATCTACATCTTCAAAGCTATCGTATGGTGTTAGTCTTCCTTCATGTTGTTTAGGATTCCAACTCTTATCTATTCTATTGTCTACTCTATTTATTATAGAGTTAGCTAATTCATGTATCTTTTTAGGAACTCTTCTAGATTTTGTTAAAGGTAATGTCTCTCCTTTTTGTGCAATAAAACTATCTACATCTGCACCAGCCCATCTAAATATTGCTTGGTCATCATCACCTGCAATAAAAGAATCAACTGTTTTATCCCATATTGTTTTAACCATATCCCATTGCATTAGAGATAGATCTTGTGCTTCATCTACAAATACTACATCAAAGTTTGGTGATGCTTCTGATTTTATAAATTTTAAAATCATATCGTTGTAGTCTATTAGATTGTATTCTTTCTTGTATCTATCTAGCTGATTAGCTATGTGCACTAGAGTATTATATTCAACATCTTGGTTATGTTCTTTTAAATTATATTGTCTATCAAGACTTATGTTTCTTAGTTTNGCTAAATGTATAATTCTNAGATAATCACTTTTAGTTGTAAANAATCCTGTCTCTTCTTCATCGTATTCATTATAATCTAANAATAAATTTTCTTTTCTACCTAAATCTTCATAGTGTCTTTTCTGCATAACTTGATTCTTTTTTATTCCTAGCGATCTAAATGCTAAAGAATGTAGTGTTCTAAAATATGGTAGGTCATCATCAGATAAATTAAATTTTTTCATGGCTCTATCTTTAGCTTCATTTGCTGCTTTCTTTGTAAATGCAAAGTATCCAATCCTATCTGGATTAGTTGTCTTTAAATAATCATCTACTTTATTTAAAAGNGTGTGAGTNTTTCCTGTACCTGGTGGTCCTAATACTATTGTTTTCATTAGTATGGNGACTCCTCTTTTAATTTTTTTGGTGTGTGATGATCTGTTGGTCTATCGAAAGCTTCAACAACCATAATACTTGGTCTCTTCTTACCAATACTTATTCTATCATCTTTACANTCACAATATTCTTTTAACATCTGTTGTGTGACTTGTGGTTTCTCTGGCCATTTTTTTCTTTGTAAATGTCCATGATAAAATTTGTGAAATATAAATTTGTGTTGTCCTTCTTCTGTATAAACATTGCCGTTAAGTATATCTTTCTTTGTTGTCTCTGCAGCAGTTCTATTTGTGCAGAACTCTTCTAAGTGTTCTTTAAGTTGATCAATGATCGATGATCCNTCTGGNGCTTTTATTATTTCAACACCCTGTAATAGTTGATCGGTGTATTTTTCAAACTCTTTAACCGTGATCCGTGGTGGCTTCTTGTTGATCTGTTTAGCAACAGTCCTTCTAAATAATCTTTGTTCCATTAGATAATCTATATTATCTAGTTTCACTCTTTCACCATCTACGTTTACCCAGTAGTATGGTTCATCTAATTCTACTTTCTGTAGATCTGATAGTGTTGGAAATACTACGTCACCACCTATACCAAACTTTCTAGTTCGACATAAATTTTTATCACAATGATTACACATTGGATCTTCATTACATTTGAAACCTAAATCTTTACCATCGTTAAATTTTATTTTACCTTGGACTATCTTGTCATCTAAAGGTCCTTGTTCATGTTTNTCAAAGTATTTATAATTAAATGCATTAATCTTTCCTTGCCAACTTTCTGGCCATTTTCTTTTTGCATACTGTATGTATTGATAAAGTATTCTATCTCTACCATCTTTAATATCTGTTTGTGTTATAGACTCTAAACAAGGTGGGCCATCACCAAACTCTGACTCTGGTCTTTTAACTTTTAAATCTTCTAACTGTGTTGGTGTAATTTTATTAAGTTCGTATAAATTAAAAAAACCATCCAGACTAACAGCTTCACCATTTTCATTGAAGCAATATCTTGTTGTATTTTTAGAATTAAAGTATGGTAAATTTAAAAAGTTTCCTGTATCATCTTTGGATTTTAATTCTATTTGTTTTGGAAATACTTCTGATCCACCATATCCTAATACTGCACTAACAGATACTAACTTATCTCTCATTAGTTTTGCTTCAACAGGAACTGTTGTAAAACAAAATACATGTGCACCACCAGACTTAGATCTAAATACTAGTAATGGTAATTGTAAATTTTTTATTTTGTTAATTAATTTTTTATGATCAAACCCTGCGTAAGAATCAATATCTATACAACCCCACTTACAATTGTTTTCATCTGTGATTGGTATGATACCTAAACTAGGTTCTATTCCTTGTAAGTGATTACTCCACATTGTTTGAGTAACCATTTCTCTTTGTACAAAAGATTTACCTTTTATCTTTTGTCCATCAGCAGCTTTTCTATCTACGTAAGTGACACCATGAGCACGAGTTAAGCCTTGAAATATTTTAATAAATTCATCCATATATTCTTGAGGGCGGGTCCACTCTCGCTTCACCGCCCTACCCCAAGGAGTTCTTATTAGTATGGTGACTTACTATTATCTTGTGTTACTGCATCTGTTTCGTGTTTAACTTCAATCTCACCTTTGCCAATCTTATCAGCAAAATCTTTTGACATACCGTACACACTTGTATCTGATACAGGTCCTACTTTAGCTATATCCCAACCAAACCAAGTTCCTTTGTCATTAGTCATTTGTACTGACTTTAACTTATAAACATGGCTAAATGTTGGTGGAGTAAATAAACCATTTTTACCCTGCATTTTGATAGACATCATTAACGAGTTCCAAGTCTTACTAACTTTTAACTGCGTTCTTGTCATCGTTACCAAAGCAGTGCTAGGTACTTTACCCAATACTACAACAAAGTGATGAGCAGTGTTTTCAAGATAATTACCNTTAGGTAGTCTATCTCTATTNAACTGATCTCTNTTAGTTGTTTGTACGATAGGATCATTTACAGCATAGATATTTACAGGGGCTCCGATTCCCTCACCTCTGTCTCTCCATTCTATAAATTTCCTGTAATAGAAAGAAGGAATAACATCTATTCCTTTTGTTCCATCATACAGCTCTTTAGTGACACTATTTAGTATCATTCCAGGTTCTGCACCTTGAACATACTTTGCGTGTTGTTTATTTATTTCTGGTGATAGTTGACCCAGAACTTTTAGAAATGGTAATGCAAGATCATCTTGCGCCATATTCTGAGAGCCAGCATTTGCATCAGCTTCGAACATATTCGATGTCAGTGCACCTGCAGTCTCTTTCTTTACTACGTTTGCTTCATTTTTCATTTTTATTTTTTCCTTTTTATTGTTGTTTTATTTCCAACGAATACGCTGAAAATTTCCGTTGGCATTTCTTTACCTGCCTCTAAACGTTCACGGACTAACGCTTTCAGAGTCATGGGTTCAACCTTCAATTTCTGTGTAGGCTGAAGCCCTTGACCCCTCGCAAGGTCAGCATAAGATGCTGCCTTGTTGTCTTCTCCACGTCCAAAAGATACTACAACTTCATTCTTTATAATATCTGCAAGGCCGTTGGTACGAAGCCAGTTGAATGCCGCTTCTTTATTTGCCTGTGTGATAGTGGCATTATAAAACGGCTTAACATCTATCTGTGATCCATCCATTAGTTTGAGTTGAGATAAACCCATCTCAGACATCATCGTTGGAATTATTTCTCCTGATAAATGTTCTAAATCTTTTTTACGTTGTTTAAGTTTATCTTCGATACCTTCTATTTCAGTAGCCAAAGATTCCATTTTTTGTACCTCNTTAGATAATACTTTTAGATTTTCGCTTTTATCTAGTACATCTGTTTTGTCTTGTTCAAAGTTAATATTACTCATCTAGTTCTCCTTTCTCGTATAGATTAATTTCAATAGGATAATATCTTCTTTCTTGTTTATCCCATTTGAGTAAATTATATTTTCCATTTGTAATATCAGATACAATAGAACATGCAACACCTATGATTGCAGGATCGCCTGTAAGTAGTAAATAATCTTTCTTACTAAAGTTAGTTAAACCTTTTCTAAGTTTAAAAACTAAAGGTCCTGGAGAAAAAATTATTTGTGACATCTCTGGTAATAAAAATTTAAATCTACCATACTTAGATGCACCCATAACATTTATCTTAGGTTTACCTTCTCTAGTTCCAGCTATCTCTTGTATTATATAGACAGTTGGCTCATAGACATTTTTAAGATTTTCATATTTCGTACTTTCTGACATTGACAAATCATATAACATCCTTTATATATAAGTCAATAGAAAGAAGAAAATAATATGGATTATAAATTTAAAACGAAGCCGTACGCGCATCAATTAACTGCGTTACAAAAATCGTGGAATAAAGAAACCTATGCTTATTTTATGGAGATGGGTACAGGTAAAACAAAAGTATTAATAGATAATTTAGCTATGCTTTACGATAAAGGTAAAGTAGATGGTGCATTAATTATAGCACCTAAAGGAGTTATTGGTACTTGGTATAATCAAGAGATACCAACTCACTTACCAGATCATATTGAAAATGTGTCGGTATTATGGCAAGCGTTAATTACAAAAAAACAAAAAGAAAGTTTAGATAGTTTATTTAAGACAGAAGAAAAACTACATATATTAATTATGAATGTAGAAGCTTTGAGTACATCTAAAGGCACAGAGTTTGCAGCTAAGTTTTTAAACTGTCATAGGTCTATGATTGCAATAGATGAATCTACTACAATAAAAAATTCTTCTGCTAAAAGAACTAAAAATATTTTATCATTAGCAAAGCTAGCTAAGTATAGAAGAATAATGACAGGGTCTCCTGTCACAAAAAACCCACTAGATTTATATTCACAATGTGAATTTTTAAGTCCGTGGTTGCTGAACTTTCAATCGTTTTACGCGTTTAGAAATAGGTATGCAGAAATGAAAACAATCAATGCTAGAGGGAGGTCAATACAAGTGGTTAATTATTTTAAAAATA